GCGGGTTTCCGGGGGCGTCGCCGTTCCCGATGCCGCAGACCCCTCCGACGAGGCCGGGGCGGCCTCTCCGGTCCCAGACTCCGCAGTCGGCGACGCCCCCGAATCCTCCGGCGGCGCATGGCGCTCCATGACCGCCTCGAGCGAGTCCACGCTGACCCCGACGCCGGACAGCACGCGCCCGCGGGCGTCTTCGTGGCTGACCACGACGTTCGGATCGATCGGCGCAGCCTCACTCATGCGAATGCCTCAAAATGTAGCACAAGTGTCAAGCCTCCGACTCGGGGCCCGCCTGCGCGGCTTGCTGCGCGGCCTGTTCCTGCGCGGCGCGTTGGGCATCGGCCTGCATCGCCGCGGCGTGCGCCTGGTCGGCCTGCTGGCCCTGCGCGGCGGCGGCATGGTCGCGCTGCTGCGCTTCAGTCGACGCCTGCGCGCCCATTGCGGCCATCCCGGCTTCGTGCGCCTGCGCCGCCTGCTGCGATGCCGCCTCAGCCTGAATCGACAGGCCCGTGGCGAGCCGTTCTTCTTGCGCTTCAGCCTGCATCGACGCCATCTGCTTCGCGGCGGCAATCCGGGCGACTTCGATGCGCGTGGCGTTGTCCATCTGCGCTTTGCGCAGTTCCACGTCGGCCGAGATATGCGCCCGCTGCATCTCGCCTTGTTCTTTCAGCTGCGCGGTCTGCATCGTCGCCTGCTGCTTGACCTGATCGGTCTGGATCATCTGCTGCGCTTGCTGCAACTGCTGCTGCATCTGCTGGATCATCTGCTGCGCCTGCGGCGGAATCCCGCCCTCGCCGTCAGCCGGCGGCGCGAGCTTTTCCGCGATGCCCTGCGCACCGGGGAACGACAACTGCTTGATGTAGTCGGGGATGATCTTGACCTGCATCTCCGGCGGCAGATGCGGCAGGAGTTCCCCGAGGGCCGCCGCGCCTTCTTCGCGCTTGGTCGCCGTCGCCTTGCCGACCGTCACCGTCACGGCATATTTCCCGGCGGTCGGGTCGTAGAACTTGTAGAGCGTCTGCGGGTCTTTCGCCATCTCCGGCGAGACGCCCGGAGCGGCCTGCGGGGTGCCTTGCTTGCCCTGCGCCGGTAGATGCGGCACACCCATCATCACCTGCTGCGGTTCGTCGTCCTTGCCGAGAATGTGCCAAATCTGGCCCGGTCGCGTCATCTTGGGGATGATTTCGAGCATCAACTCGGCGGCGTAGATGATGGCGCGGCGCACGTTGTCGGGATAGTTGCTGTTCGCGAGGTCGGACTGCGCTTGGAGCGCTTGCAGCGCCCGACCGCTGCGTTCGTTCGGATTCGTATTGCCAAGACTCGCATCGCCCGTGCTCGTCGAGGCCTTGATCGCATCCTCGGACGTGCGCATGAGCGCGACGGCGGCCTGAATCGGCGCTTCGGTTGTGTCGAGCGTCGGCGGCGGCAATGCGCGGCCTTGCTGGTCCCAGGCATCGAACGGTAGATACGAATGCGAGTAGATCGTGCGCGTCTGCCAGATGTCCTTGTAGTTGGCGACGGCTTCGGCGACGACCATCGGCGTTTTGCGCCCCGCGAGCGCGAAGATTTCGATGCCGGCGGAATAGGTGTAGTTCACCATCCGCTGCGCGTCCATGCCCATTTCGATGATGCCGCGGAGCACCGGCTTGCCGTCCACGTTCAGTTCTTCGCCGATGATGGGGATGAGCGGGATGCGCGAGCCGAGCCAGTCGTAGTCCTCGAGCACTTCGCAGGCCGTGATCTTGGACATCTTCACGGTCGGCACGCGCATCACGCGCGTCATGCGGACAGCGGGATCGCCCTTCTTCGCCGCGCCTTCGCGAATCGAGCCGTCTTTCAACCAGACGAAACTGCGGTCCTTGTGTGTGACGCGCCAGTATTCCGCCACCCGCACAATCTTGTCGCCCACCCATCCGTCGGCATCGCCCGTCGATTGGAACTCCGCGAGGCCGCGCGTGTCGGCGTCCGGCCACCGCCGCTCGAACTCGTCGCGGTCCATGTCCTCCGTGACGAGCATGAACTGCGCGTCCGAGCGTGTCGGTCGCATGGCGGAGGGGTCGCAGTAGACGCTTAGGTTGTTCGTGATGCGCCCGAGGCGCAGTTCCTGATCGAACAGCGCCTCGGTCGGCGTATCCGTGCCCCAGGTATCGAACACGTAGTCCGTGAGAATGCGAAACCAGCCGATGCCGCCTTCAATCGCGCCGTCCGCGGCCCATTCGATCGGGCTTTCGCTCCGCGCGAGGTTCTGCACACGCCGGAGATAGCCCTTGAGAATGTCGGCGGTTTCATCGTCGGCGCCGTCGCCGTTGGGCAGCACGTCAAAGCCGAAATCCGCGTTCTTGATCGTGTTGGAGGCTTGACGGACGGGCTGCGAGAGGCGGTCGACGACGAGACAGGGGCGCGGCGGTTGCGGCGGCTGGCCAGCAATCGCGGCCCCGCCTTCCCGCGCCGTCTTGATCGCCGCGGGCCATTGGTCGAGCGCGCGGAACTTCTTCGCGGCGAGAATGCGCTCGCGCTGGTTGCTTTCGGCTTCGCTGCAGCGTTTCCAGCGGGTGCGGGCTTCCTCGAGCAGCTTGTCGGTGTCTGCGGTCGTGCGCGTCGTCGGGGCGTCGCTGGCGGTCGGTTCAGCCACTTACACGCCCCACTTCTTGACGAGCCGCAGCCCTTCGAGTTGCGCTTCAATCTCCGGCATCGCCTCGCGCACAATCGCTTTCCACTTGCCCGGATTGTGCTGCGCGTCGAGCAACTGCCGCTGCACGACCGGCGGACACGCCTGGAGCGTGAAGTAGTCGTAGATCGCGTCGAGCGCATCGCTTTCCGCGCGCAGCCCGAAGGCATCTTTCGCGGCCCGTCGCCATTTTGCGGTGCCTTCGACGACGATTTGCAGGAGCCGTGCGCGATCGCGCTCGATCTCGCGCATCATCATCATGATCTCATCGGTTAGCTCGCGCTCGCGCTGCGTGCTGTAGCCGACGGTGGGCAGATCGGGGAGATGGAACATTAGGCGAGCTTCGCGAGTCCCGCATCGGTGAGCTTGACCGCCGTGATGAGGCCGCGCGTGACCTTCGTGACTTCGATGTCCGCATCCTTGATGCCGCCGTTCGTGCTAATCGCCGCCACGAGCCCTTTCGCGGCGAATCGCGCAACAACCGCATCGAGGTCGCGCCGAAGCGGATCGCTGTCGCGCGTCGGCATCTACTTCTTCGGCTTCTGCCGCGCGACGGACATCGCGATCGCGACGGCTTGCGCGGGCTTGCGGCCTTCGTCGCGCAACTTCGCGATATTGGCGGAAATGGCGGCTTTGGATGAGCCTGGTTTGAGCGGCATCGCTTACCTCCCGGTCAAGAGCCAGCGGAGATGTGTGAAGAAACCCTTCCACCGATAGAGTTCATTCACGCGACTATGTAGTCCAGTCAGTTCCAGCCGATGCTGATCAGTTTTCGCAACGAGGGAATTGTAGCTGTGCGCCGTATCTCGACCCTGCACAATGTCCTGCACCTGATTGTGCTTTTCGATGAGCACCTGCTGCTGCGTCGTGAGGTGATTGACCTGCCGCGTCAACTCGTTGATCCGCGCGATCATGCTCTCGACGCGCAGCTCCTTCTGGTGCGCCGTCAAACGGATCGTCTCGCCCGTCACATCATCCACGCGCTGCATACGATGCCCCCCACGGTAGCACAGCCGTCAAGTTGTCAAGAGCCCATTCCGCCCGCCGCCCCCGTAGAGGAGGTGTCCCAGCACTTCTTCGGCGGCTCCATGACAGGAACAAAACGGTTCGTAATCTGGCGTCGTCCAGCGAATACGACAGCGGGTGCAATGCCGTTGATCGCTGGTCGCTGGACGCCCGGAGCGGGTAACGATGGGGTGCTTTGAACTGCCGCAGCGCGGACAGCGCGGATCGAACGAGATGGACAGATAGGACCGGCCTTGCATCCGAAACCGCAGCACATCAGAATGCGCGCCGATGTGCGGCCACGTATCACGTTTGCCGATATGCTCAGTCATATACGGCCATTCTACAGCCCGAGATACCCCTGCGGCCCCATCGGAATCGTCAACGGCTTCGCCCCCACCTCCGGCGCCGCCTTCCGCGTCCCCGTCCCCTGCCCGAAGTTCGCTTCCAAATACTCCACCACGTTCATCGGATGCTCGTGCCACCCGTCCTTCTTCGGCCGCCGCATCTGCTTCGACCCGACCGACACCATATGCGGATCCCACACGTAGCCGAACTCGAACGCATCCGCCACCATCCGAT